TACTTGACCGTAATTATCTAGTGACCATATACCAGGGTCTATATTGGTATTCGAAGTAGTTCGTGCTGTACCCCAAGTAGATTGTCCCCATCTACCTGCTCCCCATCCATATCCTAAAGTTTGTAGTAAAGGACCAATTTGAATATAAGGTAAAGGATCTAAGGTTCCGTCGTTCGTCGCCCCTGTTCCTGTTTCCGCGGTTGGCATTTGAATGGTAAAAGTTGTAGCTGAAGGTACAGTCTTAACTTCAAATAATATATCATCAAAGTCAGCTGCTACGTAATCGGTATCAGGAGAAGTAAAAGAACCTGCGTTTTCAAAAGTTACAATGTCACCAATTTCTAATTCATGAGGAGAGCCAGTGGTAATCGTAACGGTAGTCGATCCATTCGTAGTAGTGATATCTGCTCCTGTTTGTTGTCTATCAGGATCAATAGGAGTTATATCGTAAAAATCTCCAGAATAATAAATATATAAACATCGGTTCGTGCCAATTGCAGCATACTTTCTACCGTCTAAATCAACAAACGTATGTTGAGCTCTTGCCACTCCTATTAAAGAATATTGATTAGCTTCAACCCATCCACCTATTTTTTCAGGTTGACCGTACCTAAAACGTACATTATCCCCATCTACCCAGTTATTTTCATTCTGAGTATCGGTTAATTGTTTATTGAATCCGGGTCTAAATGGTATTTTTACTAAAGCCATAACCTTATTTTATCAAAGTATACTTAGTAAGTATAGACGCAAGAGGAACGAGGTGTGAAAGGTGGTTAGCTCCTCTTGCTCTTTTATTATATCACTTTTTAAACCAAGATGGAAGTCCTAAATGAGGTCTTTTATCAAACTTATTATCTTCAGATCCTTTTGTGGCTTTATTATTATAATGTAAAAATACTTGACCACAATTATCACCTTTAAAAGCATCTCTCCAATGCTCTAAAAAATTTCCTCTATACACTAACATGTCACCAGGATTTAAATCTACTTTAACTCCTTTTGCTTTAGAAGGAACATATTTTCCGTCTTTATCTAGACTACCTTCTTCTTTATTAGGATTAATATAAATAGGCCAATCATCTCCACCTAAATTAAGGGTAGTGGATATTTCACAGCTAAACCTATCTTTATGTCTGTGTAAAATATCCCCTTTTTTATAAATTCGTGCGTAAGCGTACGTTTCAATTAATTTTAATTTTGTTTCTTTTTCCATAATAGGTTTAACTTGTGTTAACAATGTTTCCATTGCAACATCCCCATAATGAGAATAGGTTTCTGGAATTTGTTGATCATTCCATACACCCCAATATTCTGTCATAGGGGAAATATATCTTTGATCAAATAAAGTCCTAGCAACTTGTCTTTTTAATAAAAAATATCTGTAAACAAAATCTGCTATTTCTTTAGCAACAGCTTGTTTAATAACGGTATATCCATTTTTTTCAAAACTCATTATTTTTCCTCCTTAGCTTGTTTTCGTATGGTATCAGTAATCATTTTTCTTATTGCTTGTAAGTTAAAATGAATAAATCTAAAATCTTCTACTCCAGGATCTACTGTATATTGATGTTCTAAATAAGCTGGAATAAAAATCATTGTACCTGGTTTTGGTTTATAATGAATTAAAGGAGAAGCCATCGATACTTCACCTTCATTTTTTCTTGGTAAATCATTCATTAGTTTCGCTTGTCTTGGATCATGAAATACAGGAACAGATGTTTTTTCAGAACATCGTAAAAAATAAAAACCTGAAATATGATTATCATAATGAATATGACCTTCGTGATGTCCTCCACCTTTTTCTCCAAAATGTTGTACCCAAAATTCTGTCCAAAATAATTCATATCCAGACAAATCATAACCCATATGATCTAATACATTCCAACTCGTTGCTCCAATATAATCTTGAAATTCTTTTAAATCAGGATCATTAATTAAAGAAGTAGAATGATGCGACATTCCCATATCTCCTAAACCTTTTTTCTTCCAATTTTTTTCTCTATCTTTAATTGCTTTTTGATTATTTTTCTTTGCTTGTTTAATATATGTATCACAAACTTTATCTACATGATCTACCCATTCAGGTATTTCAACGTGATAAATTGGTGTTTGAAAATATAAAGATGTTTGTAATTGATCTTCTTTTGCCATAGCTTTCTCCTATTTAAATGGATATCCTAAGTTCCAAATCACTAAAGAATATCGCGTCCCTTCGGTTACAGGTTTAACCCTATGCCATACGAAGGACGGAAATACAACAATAGAGCCTCTTGGTAAAATTTCTAAACATTCTCTTGTAAGAGTTGGATCATCTTGATTTCTAAATTGAAATTCTAATTCACCACCTTTATAATCTTTAGGATCCGATAAAGAACAAGTCACCGATAGTTTTCTAATTTTACCGTATGTGTTTGGATTATCTGGATTGTTATAAGGTTGTTCCCAACTATCACAATGCCAATCATAAAATTGATTTAATTTGTATTTTGTAAATTGACAAGATTCAGAAAAATCCCAATTAAAATTCCAACCTGCATTATTATTAGCTTGATGTATATAAGGTTGTACTTCTTTATAAATCCATCGATCATTCAACCAAGCTATATTAGAATCTCTCTTTTTTCGTAAATCATCTAATTCTTCTTTTTCTAATTTTGTAGCTGGATCCATAGCTTCAATTTGTTCATCGGTTAAATGAGCATTCGCTGTAGTTCGTTTTATTTTTTTCTTAGGTTTCTTTTTTTTAATAATTTCTTTTTTTTCTAACTCTTCTAATTTTTTATTTTGTCCACCTGTCAACGCAATTTGCTCACGTTGTTGATTTCCATATTTAATAATATCATCACAAATCCGTTCAGGGATTGCTGATTTAAAATACCAATAATAATTCTGTAAATTCATACTTTTTACTTTCTAAATATATTTTTTTATAAAAGTGTCAAGTCTTAGCCAAAAACTCTACAAACTGTTAAAGTTCCAGAAACTGTAAATTTAGCAACTTTAGTTCCACAAGGTCCACAAGCAATTGTATTTGTTCCAGGACTTACTGAAATTGCAGGTCCTGCAGCTGCGGGCACTTTAATTAAAACAATACCTGATCCACCTGCTCCACCTGCTGCACTATTTCCAGGTGCGGCTATTGCAGAAGAAGAACCTCCTCCACCACCACCAGTGTTAGCTGTTCCTGCATATCCTACTTCTAATATTAATCCACCTTTACCACCTCCACCTGAACCTCCTACTGGAGAACCACCATAACCTCCGCCTCCTCCACCACCAGCGAAAACTCCACAAGCACTTGCTCCTGCATTTGGCCCATTAGGTATATAATAAGGTTGAGGACCTGGTCCAAAATAAGGTGTTACATCTGTTCCTGATCCACCATTTCCTCCAACATTAGTAGGTGAATAGGCAGGTCCTCCAACTCCGTCTCCTCCAACAGATCCAGATCCACCTCCACCGCCGCCTGCTGCAGCCGAACTTGGATTTGGCCCTGTCATAGTTCCTCCATTATTTCCTTGAGGTGGACTTGTTGGTGGTGTGTTACCTGTTGCTGCAGTATTACCAGTAGAAAAACCACTTCCAGAGCCTCCTGGAGTTCTTGCTACATAACAAGGAGTAATATAAGTGTATGGGTTCATACCTCCACCTCCACCTGTAGAAGTTATTTCTAGTGGAGTTGCAGGTGCAAAACTTGAATTACATCCTCTATAACCTGTTCCAGCAATGTTACCAGCAGGTCCTGCTGCACCACCTCCTCCAATTACAATATCGTATGTAGAACTAGTACCTATGGATCTACAAAGTATTCTTAAACCACCTGCTCCTGCTCCAGCACCAGATACGTTTGAGCTATTGGTTCCTGCTCCACCACCGCCACCAGCGACAACTAATACATCAGCTGTGAAAGATGTTAATTCAGGGCTTGGCCACGTTCCTTGTTGCTGGCTGCTAAATTGAGATTTTAAACTCCAGACACCTGAAGCTTTTGATAATTCTTTTACTATTACGATTCCTGAGCCACCTGATCCTCCTGTGTTACCACAACCATCACCGCCTCCACCTCCTCCACCTGTATTAGGTGTTCCATTTGCAGCACTAGAACTAGGAGTTCCTCCTGCTCCACCTCCACCTGTTCCACCAACAGCAACAGGCATACCAGGGATTCTACCTCCACCACCGCCTCCACCTGCGTAAACACCACAATTAGGTACACCTGAAAAACAACTTGAAATATCTAAACCATCACCACCTGCTCCTGCAGATCCAGATCCTGGAAAAGAACCTGTAACAGCATTACCACCTGGCGCTCCTGCGCCTCCGCCTCCACCAGATCCTCTTGTATCTGTTGTTACGGGTGAATTAGGATTAGCTCCTGTTCCTCCAGAATTTCCTTGATTAGCCGTTCCACATCCTCCAACACTTCCAGTATTACAAGGATTAGCACCACCACCTCCACCACCAGATCCTCCTGGTCTTCCTGTTGCATTTTGACTTCCACCGCCACCACCACCAACAGAACTTGTGCCATTAAAACTTGAAACTGTACCATCAGATCCTGGATTAGCAGGTGCAGTACCTGCTGCTCCACCTCCACCTATAACAGCGCAATAAGAAGCATTACCTGATACTGGTATTTCTATATTTTGTAAACCACCAGCTCCACCTCCTGCTGCTCTGTCTCTACCTCCACCTCCACCACCAGAAATAATAGCAGCTTTTACAACTCTAGTTCCTGGTTGTGTGGTTACTGAACAGCTCGAAGTAAAAGTCGTAACGATATCTTTACCAAAACTTGTTTGGTTCGTTTTACCGATTATGCCGCCGTTACCTCTAGCCATTTAAAAATCCTTGTTAGGAGATTAATTGCCAGTCGCTGACCAAGATGATGTGTCTGGATCCCAAGCAAATTCATTATTGTTGCTGTCTAATCCAACCCATCTTAAGTTTGCTTCATCCCAATTAATCCTGTATGGAGCATTATCTCCATAAGTAGTAACAGTAGGATAAGCAACAGGTGCTTGCCAGTCATCATTTGAATCTAATGACCAAGAAGCGAAAGGTTGAGGCGCAATGAATTTATTTTTTGTTGAATCATATCGATATCCAATTCCAGCATATTGTTTTCTGAAATTGTTATTATATGAAGTCTGCTTCCAGCTTCCTCCTTTGAAGAAATTTGCACACCACGTTTCACCGTCAACGTGCATATCATTATCTCCAAGAGTTCCACCATTAGCAGGAATATCATTGCCGACTACAACAACTCTTTTTACAATCTGATGTGTATCCGATGTAAATCCAGTTGGGTCCACTTTTGATTCTAGTTCTGCAAAATGTGCCATAGTTATCTCCTTAAGTTATCTATTATAGTTTGTTTTAAATCGTTTGTCTATTAACATATTTTAATTAACAGTTAAAGTTCCAGAAACCGTGAATGTAGCTACTGTTGCGCCACCTACACAAGCTACCGTATTAGTACCTGGTGAGACTGATAAAGGTGCGCCTGCTGGTGATCTTACAATAACTATTCCTGAGCCTCCAGCAAAAGCAGGAGAAGATCCATAAGTTTGACCTCCACCACCATTTCCTGTATTTGAACCTCCTACTGATCCAGGAACACTTCCTCCAGCAGCATAAGTTACTGCACATCCTGAAATATTATTTGGAGCACCAGCACCTCCAGCTTTAGGAGCTGGACTGTTTCCACCTGCAGCAGTAGCACCTCCACCTCCAGCACCACCACCAAGTCCTTGAGCTGCATCACCACCTGGATTTCCTTGAGGCGGACTTGTTGGAGGACTATTACCAGAACCTCCAGTAGAGATATTAAAATTAGATACACCACCTCCTCCACCTGATCCACCAGGGCTACCTAAACCTTGAGGAGGAGTTGAAACACCACCACCTCCACCACCTCCTGTTGCTATAATTGTTGCAAATTCTGAAGGAGAACCATTATTTCCAGGATTACCCGCACAACCAGATACAGCTCCACCACCCCCTACTGTTACTGTGTTAGGACCTGGACTTAAAAATAATATATTTCCTTGTAAAGGCGCTGGACCAAAACCAGAAGCTCTATATCCTCCAGCTCCTCCTCCACCACCTCCACTTGTTCCACCACCAGCTCCTCCACCTGCAACTACTAAATAATTTACTGCTACAACAGGTGGCTCACCATCTGTAACATTTAATGTTCCTGAAGCTGTAAAACTTGCAATTTGATGTAAGCTTCCACAAACACAACTATATGAAACTGATCCTGCACATCCAGGACTTGCACTTAATGTAATTCCTTGACCTCCTGGTGCTCTAGCGACTACGATTCCTGAACCGCCTGCTCCACCTGCTATAGTTGAACCGCCACCACCTCCACCGCCACCTCCACCAGTGTTAGCTGTAGCTGCTGATCCTACTGAACAAGCTGCTCCTCCTGCTCCACCTCCGCCATCTCCAGCGACTCCTGCTGGTGTGTTATTTAAACCACCGCCTCCGCCACCACCTCCAGCGTAAGTTACAGAAGATCCTGTAATTGAATTTGATAATCCATCACCACCTGCTTTTTGACCATCAGTATTTCCTGATTCAGCAGCTCCACCGCCGCCTCCTCCAGATTTGTCTGTACCTGGTCCACCTGCTCCACCTGTATTTCCTGTCCCACATCCACTAATGGATCCACCAGATCCACCTGGTCCTCCGCCTCCTCCTCCAGAAGCTCCAGAAAGTCCTGTTCCACCACCACCTTCTGCTCCACCTCCACCACTACTTGATGTGATAGATGAGAAAATTGAAGGAGTTCCATTAGCACCTGGATTTGATCCACCCGTAGGCCCACCTGCTCCTCCTGCTCCAACTGTTATTGAGTGACTTCCTAAACCTAATTCTACTGCACTTACTGGAGAACAGTAAGATGTTCTATATCCTCCTGCTCCACCACCGCCACCACCTTGTTGATTAGGTGCACTACCTACACCAACACCTCCACCGCCTCCACCAGCAACGACTAAATAATCTATATTTGCTGTTCTCTTCGGCCACGTGCCTGCTTCTAAATTCTCTAACTGTTCAGTAAGTGACCATCTTCCTGATGCTTTGTTTAATTCTTTTACTAAAACTATTCCTGATCCGCCATTACCAGTGAGTTGAGTTGCAGATCCTTCTCCACCTCCACCACCTCCAGTGTTAGCTGTTCCAGCAGTTCCACCTGTAGCATTATTTGCTCCCCCTGGTCCACCTCCACCTGTTCCGCCTGTTCCACCTGTGTTTCCACTTGGAGCTGTGTATGCTCCACCTCCACCTCCACCTGCATAAACTCCTGAAGTAGGTCCATAAAAAGGTTGTGGTGCTGCTCCAAATATTGATGTTGCTGGAGAACCTGCTCCACCATTTCCCCCTGTATTTACATTTGGAGGATTAGATCCTACTGCAGAAGCTCCACCTCCTCCTGCACCCCCTGCACCCCCTGGAGTTCCTGTACCACCTGGACTACCTTGTGGTGGACTTGTTGGTGGTGTATTACCCGCTGCTCCTGCTTTTGTTGAAGATGGATGACCTCCACCACCTCCACCTGAACCTCCTGTTTCAGCAGCATCTGAAGGACCAACACCCGCCCCGTGTCCACCACCTGTTGAAGTTATTGGATTAGAAGGAAAACCCGCTGTTGAAGGATTACCACTTGTAGAAACTGGATAACCCGCAGAACCTCCACCTCCAACTGTAATTGGATATCCTGTTGCTCCACAAACTGAAATATTTAATGCAGTCCTATATCCTCCAGCTCCTCCTCCAGCAGCCATATTAACTCCACCTGCACCACCACCTCCTACTACAAGTACATCAACAAATCTTGTTCCTGGTTGTGTAGTTAAAGGTCCTGATGAAGTTTTAGATGTAACTGTGCATTTACCAAAACTGGTTTGGTTGACTGGTCCTATAATTCCGCCATTTGCCATAGCTTACTAGAACCTCCTTAACTAATTACTTCGTATGATACTAATAAATCTAGATCACTGGCCGCGCTTGCTCCACCCTTTAAAATATCACCTTCCATCATATAGATAGGTGAATCCAAAAGAACTAGTGTAGCATCTGCTGGCACTGAAATGGTTTTAGCAATGTAAACTGTTGCGTCTGCACCTGTAGTTGTTACACCAGTTGCACCTGTTCCTAATCCATCTATGAAGACAGAAACGTCTGCAGCATTTGTACCATCTACGTTAGAAACAATGATTGAATTTAATTTTACAACTTTTCCACTGTCTACTTCCATAAGAGTATCAGTAGGTGTAGCAGATAAATTCCAACCAGCGTTTCCGCCTAAGATCGAAGTTACATTTACTATATTTGGGTTTGCCATATTATCTCCTTATATTAAAAAACAATAGCAAAGGCAATAGCCTTTCCTGCTGAAACTCCTGCATCAGCAAAACTTAATGTTCCTGATCCGTTAGTTGTTAAAGCCTGTCCACTAGTACCATCGGCTGTTGGTAAAATTAATGTATATCCTGAAGATATAGTAGAAGCGGCCTTTAAACCTACATATTGTCCGCCTGTAGCATCTTCAAATCTAACTTCATTTTGATTGACTAAATTAATTTGTGATAAATTTGCATTGACATCAATAACATCGGTTCCATTAGAATATAATGTTTTAACACCTTTGTCTGTTGTAGACCAAGTAGGTCCTGATCCAGAAGCTGTTTTAAATTGAACGGTAAATGCTCCGGAAGTAGAATTTTTTATAACATAATTTTTTTCAATACCATCTGCAATGGTTACAATTTGATTTCCTGTAATCGTACCTGTTAATTCAATAATAGCATTTTTACCATTGGAAATTAAACCATTAGAAAAAGTAAGTGGAGTAGTTTGAGCTACTCCAGCAATAGATACTGCTTCATAACCAGCAATAGCTTGTTGTAAAATAATTAAATTGGTATTAGTAATGTCTCCCCATGTGCCTGACTTTTCGCCAGTAGCCATGAGCTCTAGTTTTAAATCCGCTGAATAACTTGATGCCATATTTACTCCTAAATTTATGCTGCTACTTGTGTATAGACCACAGAGGTACCTGT